GTATCTGCATCAGCGACTTTAGACTCTACTTTAGGTTTAGTATCTGCATCTGCTACTTTAGATTCAGGCTTTGGTGGCTTTGTCTCAGCGTTGCCGGATACTCTACTCTTTGCAGCTTTACCTGCAGCAACGAGACCGAGCGCGTCTTCTATGAGGTCTGCAAGACTCATTGAGCTACTTGGTGAGGTACTTGCAGGCGTTAGCGATGGTCCAGCCTGAACCTTCTCACCACCAGTCTTAGAATGATTTGCCATCTGCTTGAACAGCTCTTGAGAGCGAGTGGCATTTAGTCCGTTCTCTGCGAGAAGGTTCTGGATAAGCTCGTTGTTGGTCTCGTAGTAGCTCTGGTTAGTCTTAAGGATAGTCCCAAGGAGTCCGTTGGTCTTTCCGGCAATCTTGATAAGCTCGTCCTGACCCTTCTTCATTCTCTTGATGTCTGCTGCTACTGACTTGGTAAGCTGAAGAGTCTCTTTCTGAGAGTCCACGCCCTTCTTCGTAATTACACTAGACGCGTTTATCGCAGACAGGTTCTCCTTCATGGAGCGCGCCATGTCTGACTTTAGAGAGTCCATGGCTTCTTGAGCCTGAGCCACGGCCAGAGGGTTCTTTGAATTCTTTATGATGTCGTCTAAGATGCTCTTTGTAGTTTGCTTAGCCATTACTGATTCTTTTTATTCTGCTGCTCGATAAAGTCCGCTATCATATCGACGAAGATGTCTCTCTCGTAAGGGTACATCTCATTGAGTTCAGTCATGGTATATTTATGATGAAACATCAAAGAATGAAGGGTCTTATAGTAGACCGGTATACTGCTGTACCCGGTCAAAATATAAAAAAATCCTTGAGTCCCTTCAGCTTCACCGGTCTAGTAGTACCGTCCGGCATCTTGATATCGACTACGTGTTCTAGAACCGGCATCGTCTCAAAGAAGCTCTTGATCTGCTTCATCATGCTAGATGGGAGGTTTGCTACGAAGTCGTTCATCTCTTCTTTTGTAAAGTCAGTGTAGACCGCGTCGCTGTCGTATACCTTGTCGACGCACTGGAGGAAGATGTCGAATATGTAGTCGTCGATCTTTGACTCGGCCTCGTCCTTCTCGATGAGGTATTCCAGCTTTAGAATCTCAGAGACGTTAGGGTAGCGCATCTGCATTCCGATGGACTCGTCTACCTTGATAGTATTGGTATGTGCTGGGTCGAACTTTACCTTGACCTGGTCTAGGTCTACCTCGAACGGGATCCTGACATTGTCCTCGTTGTAGTTGAGTTCGATCACGTTGCTCACCGACACCTTGCGTATGTTCAGGAAGATAAACTCGATGTCGAACATCGCGAGTGAGTCTACGTCGATGTCGTCGAGCACGCAGTTCTTGATGATCTGCTTGATTGTGTCGATGATCTCGTCGATCGTATCGGATAGGCGTACTATGAGCAGCAGCTTCTCTTCCTGTACGGTGTATGGACGGTATGATATAGTCTTCTGCGTGGAAGGGAGGACCAGCTTGAACACTGGGTGCTTGATACTAGGTAGCGGCATTATGTAGCTCCATTATCTAAGGTTTGATGCAAAGGCAGACACTGATGATAGAAGTGTGAACGGGCTTCTTCCGCCGTTCTGTACTAGGTTGAGACCGTACGCGTACATGGCGCCGATGTTCATTCTCGTAGAGGCGTAGTAGGAGGCCATCATCCTCTGAGCTTCTGCTGAGTCCATAGAAGATTCTGGGATAGCCTTCGTGTCCCAGTTCTTGTAGGCGAACGATATAGGCAGTCTGGCTATCTGGTCGTTCTGGTCCCAGCCTACGCTTACGTTTCCTATGATGTTTGGAAATGCGTTGTACAGCGTGTACTTGATGATCTCGTTGTTCGATGCGGGATTTGTAAGGTAGATCTCGACTATGCCCTCGTAGTCTTCTGGATAGCCGAACTCACCATATGCTAGGTTAGATCCCTGCATTACGCCGGTAGTGTCCTTGCTGAAGTTGTATACCATCGAGATCCACTTCTGAAAGAAGTCGAGTACCTTGCCGTCGCCGTCGATGTAGAATATCATGTCGACTGGGTTGAAAGTGCCGTCGTGGGCCCTCATCTCAGAAGTACCGTATCCGAGTGGCTTGATGTTAGTAGTGTCTAGCTGGTAGCCCGGAAGCACCGTGGTCTCGCAGAAGAACATCGCCTCGTCTTGATAGCTGGCGTACTTCATCGCGGCAGGCACCTTTACGATGTTGACGAAGAAGAAGTTAGACTTAGCCAGTCCGCCCCTCGCGTTCAGTGCCGAGGTTATCGCTGTGATGTTTGGGTATGCCATTATCGCTTTACCAGGTTAGTTGAGTCTTTATAGACTACGGCCTTGTTTACTGTGAATCTCTCCAGTGGTAGGAACAGGGCGATGTCCCACTCACTCGACGGTATCATCAAGAACTTAGTCTGCATCTGTGAGAATAGGTATCTCTTCACGCACGGTTTAAAGTATTTATACTTGGCAGAGCCGTTCAGGATATCGTACGACATTCTCAGCCTAGTCCTGTCGTCGAACTTAGCGTTTGATACTAAGTTATAGAGCGCGTCCATGAGTCGCGCCCTGAGCAGGTGAGGCAGGTAGTGAAGGTTGATTCCCATGAAGCCGGTTGAGTCTGCAGAAAACGGGAATATTAGAGGAAACCTATCGTAGTACGGCAGCGTATCTTTATGGAGGGCATCGTACGCAAACATGTACATGAATCCAGGTTTTATTCTGCCCGTGCGGTACTCTGGGTTCGAGTTTATCAGCTTAGTGGTATTGATGTTTCTAACCTCGCGAGCCTTCTCGCGGTACCAGTCTCGAGAGTCTGCAAACCCAGGCTTCTGGAAGTTCTGCCTTCCCTGCTCTAGAATGTCTGTAAATACCGGCATTACTTGACTCCGATGTCGTGTTCGGTCATGATCTTAAACTTCCAGTTCCTGTCTGCGCAGAACTCCTCGGCAGCTTTCCACTTGGCTTGGTTGACTCCGTAGGTGAGTACCTCGTTGATGTACCTTCTGGACTTCTGCGTCTTCTTGACCGGCTCCTTGGTCTGAGCATCCGGCTTTACCTCGATGATGAGCGTACTTACCGCGCCGGTAGCCTCCCTCATCTTTACTATGAAGTCTGGAAAGTACCTGTGAATCCTGTTGTCTACTGGTGACCTGTACGGTATGACTATCTCCTCAGAACCCCACTTGAGTACTGCTGGGTGCTGGTCAAAGTACCTCATCAGGCGGAGCTCCCATAGGCTCCGGTATATCACGTTAGTTGGGTCACCGATGTACTTTGCTGGGTACTTCGGGCTGAACTTTCCCTTATAAGACATACGATTCCTCTATAAATACTATTGAAATATTTATAGAGGAATCTTAGATGACACTCAATATCACCATTCCAATTTATGTGTCAACACCTTCACTTACTAATGGAGATTACTATACTGTATTGACTTCTTTTGATTATACTAGGACTAGACCCGGTGATCAGCCAAAAACAGTAAATGCCTCACATTATACTATGCCGCTTCCGATTCAGTTTCCATCGGATCACTATTCTTCAGTTACTAGTCACGATAATCTAGATATAGCTGGAAATATGATTGAAACTGTTATGAATTGGGATGGTTCAGACTATAGAGACAGAAGAATTACTGCTGGTATTGCAACAGCTGCAGCACTTACTACGATAGGTAGTCTTTTTCTTTCACTAAAAGCAGTTTCAAATAAAACTTCAGGCGGATCTGAACTTTCACTTGGAGATGCAGTTAGAAATGGACTAAGAAATGCTGCTGGAGTTGGAGCAGCTGCGTTGGGTGCACTAAACACAGCCGAACCCTACATAGGAGCTTTTGGTGGTGTAGTAAAGAACCCAAAGACTGTACTTCTATTCAATGGAATGAATCTCAGAACGTTCTCATTCATATTCAGGGTGTCTCCAAGGAATGCTGCAGAGAGCGATTTACTTAATAAGTATATTAATAGATTAAGACTAGATATGCACCCAACTTACAACAAGACACTGAATTCTTTTGCTCTAGACTACCCAAAACTATTTACTGTCGGATATGATTCTAAATTAAATTCTGCTCTTGGATACCCAAAAGTAGGTCCTTCTTTCTTGACTGACTTTCAAGTCAATGCTTCTCCAAATGGTGTTGCTTTCTATAAGAATGGAATGCCAGTAGTAGTCGACTTAATGATGACATTTGCTGAGATCG